GGTGTCACGGGCGTTGCTGCATACAGCAACAACCGGGGACATTATCGCTACCGGTCTGGTCGATGAGGATTCCCCGCTCAATGTAGCCGCCCTCAAAACCCACGATGCACTTGTGGAGGGTCAACGGCAAGTGCGCGAGGCTGTGGTCAACACGGCGCGGCAATACGGTATTGACATTCCAGCTATCGAAAAGGCCATTGCTGATGGTGTGGAAAATAACCGCAAGTGGGCAAGCGGTGAGTTGGACAACAAGGGGCGGCTGGGTACCCCAGAGGAAATCGCACAGGACTTTGGTGGGATTCTCGCTGAGGAGTACGGCAACCAGCTGGCCGGGCTGGTGGGTCTCAAGGGGATTGTCAAGGTGCCCCGGCTTCTTGACGATGAGCTGCGACATAAGCGTGAAGAACGCGCGGCGGCTCACCCTGAGAACGATCCGGCCCCGTCCCCCAATGCAGAGCCACAACCGGGACCAGTTCCGACACCTGAACCGACACCCAGCGTGGCCGATCAAGCACCGGTGCATGTCCAAAATGGCGGTGACACCATTACCGTCAATGTGACGCTTTCCACCAATGATGCTGATGACCCGGCCAAACTGGCACGTGTCGTTGACCAGCTGAAAGCTGAGTTTGATCGGCTCAAGCACGATCGCCGCCCTGCAAATACGCAGACACGCGGCGGCAACATCTAACTAAGACCATGGAGGTTTCATTATGGGGCAACTGCTTAATGGAGTGCTCACCATGGATGTGGAGTTGGAAGACCCCACAGGCCATGTGTGGAACCTCCATGGTGACGCGGCGGGTGATG